AACGATGGCTTGGATCGCTGCCAAGATTGCCGTCTGCATTTCTGCGCTAGTAGGCGCAGAAGGAGCAACTGCTGTCGCTGCCAGATTGTTATCGACAGTACCGACGTTGTGCGAGTTGGCGTAGAACGACGAACCGTCGTATGCGGTCGGGTTGCTTTCGATCAGGGTCGTGTATAGACGCTGCGGAAGCGTAGCCGCTTTCTGGCCCATCTCTGCGACACGTTGCATGATCTGCCCGGTCTTGTCTCGCCGCATGTCATCAACATCGAACGACAAAGTAGACTGGAACTTGTCACTCACGACTGACAGGTCGTAGTCACCGAGCGAACTGCGGACGCGCTCGCCTCGCCATTCGTTCATCGCTGGAGCACCACCGAGCCACTTGTAGATCTCGTATGGTTGATTCGTCGCATACGAGTTCGCGATGTCGGCGACCCATGATGCTGCGGATGTTTCTTCTAGTGCCCAGAAGTACTGACCTTGGATAGAGCGTAGGCTCAAACTGCTAAACTGACCGGTCATTTGATCTCCTCATTGTGAGTCCCGTAACTTCGGCAAAGATGCTTGTTCTTGTTGAATGCCAACCAGATGTTTTCGTTGCCGTCAAACTCGCTTCGCAATGCTGCATCGCTTTGCCACTTGGCTTTCCAACCGTGTTCGTCGTCACTGAATGAATCAGTGGCAGTCAACGTCGCATCGGTGGACGATAGCGGTTGTGTCGCTGGTGAAGCAGACAACACAGGAGCGGCTTGCGCATCGCGATCACGCATGTCTTGTGACAGTGACAGCGCAGATTCGCGCTCTGTCACACCGTCCTTGATCAACTTGCGAGCCAAGCTCATTTGAGCATCGGCAGCAAGTTCGAGGATGTAACCGACACGGTCACTTTCAGCTTGCTGTGCTTCTAATCGCACAGACTCTACATCGACCACGGACGCTGGAATTGGCGTGGTCGGTTCTTCGATATCGTTCATGGTCGAACTCTTTATCACTGACAACTTCGCTCGAACCGTTGACACTCCATCGTTCAACGTGGCATCCGAGCTTGTATTAGGGTCTTGGCCTAATGCACAAAATGTGACTTCTCGTAGGCTTGCTTCATTGAAGACGAATGCTGGACCGACTACTTCGTGTCCATTGACATCCAGTTGCTCACCTTCTTCTAATTGGGTCACATCTGACGCTTGAAGGTAGCAAGACGCTTGCCACGGGAAACCGTCTTGGCTGTCTTGCCGCAACCGCACAGCATCTTCGTTGGACAGCAAGATGCCTTCAGCGACTAGCCCTTCTTCTGGGTCCACGTATAGCTTGGTCGTGTACCCGACTCGGCGTGTCGTGTCATGGTCGAGTAGTGCTGGGATGTGTTTGCTGCTCCATTCGATGCCAGACAACTGAACTGCGAGCTTGTTGAAGTACGGGTGCGACATCGGTATGCCGCTGTTGACACGCATACGGAATCGTGGCTTCTTCCCTTCAGCTTGCGGTTCATGCACTTCCAATGCGTCTTCTGCTAGGTGTATCCGGCAAGCGGATAGAGGGATTTCAATATCGGTCATGCTCATTCCTCTTCAGTAGCTGGTGGGTCTTCATCACGTGGTTCTGGTGAGTTAGGAATCGGCGGGGAGCCGCTGACTTCTTCCGTGGCTTCTTCTTTCAGCGTGATGGGTTTCCGCACAGGTTGTTCGACCCACTCTTTGCGTGCTGCTTCGCTCATCGGTGGCAAACCTAGTTGTTCACGCGTCACCGCTTCGTCTTGTTCGGTGCTGCTAATCAAGCCAGCGCGGAACGCCACTCCCATCGCATCTATCTTGGATTTGACAGCAGAAGCATCTTCAGTGGTAGACACAGGTGTAGTGCCATCCACTCCTGTCTGGTCAGGACTGACGTTTCGATCTTCACCTCCTGCTTCGTTGTTCACGACTACTACACCTGTGAGCGATCCTGGCATGAGATTGCGTTTCTTCTCAATCTCTGCTGCTTGATTGAAGTAGTCGGCTTTCCGCTCTAACACTTCGATCGGGTCCAGGCCAGCGCGTCCAGCCTCATGCCATGGAGTGCTCAGGTTCGCTTCTATTGCTTCTTTCGCAGCAGCGATTTCCTTGTGCGGATCTACCCATCCCATTGCTGGCGGAATCCAACGTGCAGACAACCACACATCAGGGTTGTCCATGTATGTTCTAGGTGGCGTGATTGCGCCAGTCTGCACGCCATGACGGATGACGTTGCGCCAGACAGGTGAACAGAACTGTCGAGTCAGTAGTGACCGATCTCTGTCGAAACCACGTTGTTCTTCTTTCAGAAGACCACGCATGCTGGAGTAGTTCATCCCGCCATAGTCACGAGTCATACGCTCGTATGACATGCCATGGCTCGCCGCGATGGCTCGCAGCATGCGGATCACGAAACTATCAGCAGCACCCGGCCTGTTCGGGTTGAACGCGACCGGTTCTTCACCTTCGTTCAAATACGCGATAGTCCCGGCTTCTAGCCGTTCATGGTAAACGGTTTCGCTTTGCCCATCCATCGAATCGATGACAGGCATGATCTCGGCATCGCTAGCATTGACAGACTTCTTGATGAACATCGCGTAGTTCGCGGCAGCACGAGCACCGATGATTTCGGCTTTCAAGTACTGATGAAGATGCTCGGTGTATTGCGCTGCTGATGCGCTATCTGGATAGCCACGCGATTGCGCAGGACGCAACCGACGATAGTGATGCTGCATGACAGACAAGTCGCCATCTGTCGCTGGAATGAACGTGTGCTTGACTGTGAAGTGATGCGATTGTTCGTTCGATTCGCTGACCGTCACCCAATACCCGACCGGCAACAACTTCGGGTCTACGACGATGCCAGCACGAAGACCAGTGCTGTCTTGCTGGTGGTTCGGGTTACTGATGCGATCAGCATCAATGATCTCGATACTCAATGTCTGGTCGCCACCAATGACAGTATGAGTGAAGCACTCTCCGTCTACTTTGCGTGTCCGTGCGACTAACGCTTGCAAGTCATAGAAGTTTCCATGACCGCTGCTATCTGCCATGCGCTCACTCCAGTCATTGAAGTAGAGTTCGCATTGCTTGCGCCACTGATCAACGGTGTCTGTGGTTTCGCCAGTCGCCTCTACAGTTGCCGCTGACTGTGGCTTGATGCCAGGACCGACGACCGCATCCACATACACTTGGACAGCACTGTCGGCGTGACTGTCATTCTGTGTCTGACGTCGCGACCTTGCACGCATTGTCTCTAACTGCGGGAGCACTTCATTGTCTGCGCTATTCGCTTGCTCGCGTGGCATCATGCGGTCTACGACCGCTGCTTCAAAAGCTAGCATCGCCGCTGTCTCCATGCGCTTTCGTCTCATCTTATGAGAAGTCGAAGGTGCGACTAGGCCGACGACAGAATCGACAGCACGTGCTAGCACGCCACTTGCGCCACTATAGATGCGCGGAACTTGCTCTTGGTTGCGTACGCGTGGTCGCACGACTTGCATTAGAACCGAACCTTCGTAGAGCGTAGGTTGTTAGCGCGAGCCTTCATCGACTCGTAATAACGGCGTGCCCGTATCAGTTCATCTAGCGAACGCATCTGGACGGAACGCCCGTTCACTGTGTAACTACTAACGTCTCCACCTTCTTCGATCGCTTTGTCGATAGCTGCGAGAATCGTTTGTGCTTCAGGTGCCGTTATGCTTGGTGAGCGATCGGTCATTCACAGAAGCATGAGCATCCCATCGCCATAATCAAGCATGTCTTGGACGCTGTGCGGTCTGACCTACATGTTGCGATCTACCCATGCTTTCAGTTCTTCGCGCCTGAGTTCTATAGACTTATATCGCTGACCGCAGCTCTGGCACTGGTGATGTCGCGTCGCCGGAACGCCTTGATGTTGCCTGACTGTGTAAGTCTTCGGCTTAGAACTCCCACACTGAGGGCAACGAAACGGCAAGAACGGCACGATCGTCAAGAACCGTTCGTCTGACTCAGGGACAAACGGTTCGTTGTTCGTCATCTCCTGTTCCGTTGACCCATGATGCGACGTTTCGGCTGGCGTTGCGCTGGAGCACGTTTCGCGTCACTACGGAGCAGTTCCAATCGCAACATCCGGCCAGCAGCCGCATTGTAGACCAGCAAGTCCCACGCTTCATTTCGTTGCCTTCCTGGTTTCAATTGCCACGCTTCGCGCATCTTACCTCGTGTGCGCTTTGCGATCTTGTGCTCGGCAGACATCTGCCGAAGCCAATGTGGCTCGATGTCTTTCGGGATGTCTATGGTGCCGATGACTGCATCAACTTCGCTATCGTGGCCTTCGTCACGCAGTGACAACTGCAGCCTGTGATTCACGAGGTCTTTGAAGACATCGACGTTGATCGTCCACACTGTCATACCCTGCGCGAGGCTCTTACCAGTCTTTGGGTGCCTGTCTATGCGAGTCGTGTTGAACGGTTGCGGTGTTTCACGGCGAACGCCAGCAATCATGCGAACGTTGACATGCTTGCGTGCCCACTCCATGACTTCTTCGCGACGGTAACGACTATCGATGTTGATCAACTTCGGCACCATTTGTCGTTCACCTCTTGGTTGCTGGCATGCTGCTGACAACTCTTGCCACGTTCTACAGTGCCCTATGTCTACGACATAGTTGTGCTCATCATGGCCCCACGCGACGACCATCCAGACCATGTAGTCTAGCTGGACATCGACAGCAGCAGTCAACACGACAGCCTCGTCTGGCACTGATGCTCGTTCTCGGTCGCGTATGCAAGCATCAATCGCTTCGTCAGATGTGTGCGCAGTTCGTTCTTCCCATACTCTGGCAAGCCAACTGTTCGTGAAGTTCATCATCCGCGCCGGGTCACCTTTGCTGTCAAGGAACTGTGCGACGATACGCCAGAACGATACCCATGGAGAATACGCAGACCATAGGTAGTAGCTGCGATGCTCGTTGCGATCTGCAGCTTGACCGGTGTCTACCCACTCCTTCACATCTTGACCAGACGGAACCCACACACCATCAAGCAGCATCTGTCGTTTGTCTCGATCTGTGATGATGCCATTGCAATGGACGCATTCGTAGTGCGCTTGTCGTTGCTTGCGCATCGTGTTGCCGTCTTCAATCGCACTCTTGTCCCAACGCAGTTGTTCAAATTCGAACGTCTGCATCTCACTGCACAACGGGCACGGCACGTGGTAGTGACGTTGGTCACCGACCTGATACTCTCGGTGGATCCACCCGTCGCGTGTTGTCGGCGTGCTAGCTGTTACGAGCACAGAGTCATGGAATGTGCGTGTCCGCTCCATGACTAGTGACAACGGTTCCGCTTCTCTCCCTGCCCAATGAGGCCACTTGTCCACTTCGTCTGCTAGCACGAGACGGACAGGCACACTAGCAAGGTCTGTCGGTGACTGAGCACTACGCAGATACAGCACCGAACGCTTGAAGACCATCTCCCGGTTCTTGACATCGTGGCTACGGTCTGTGAGTTCCCCGCGCAACGCTGGCGAAGAATGAATCATCGGCAACACGCGACGTTCTGCACACAACCTCGCAGCGTCACGGTTCGGCAATACGAACATCGTCGGGCTAGGTCTTTGATGAAGGTAGTAACCTGCGATGTTGTTCATCGCTTCGCTCTTGCCGACTTGCGTGCTAGCCATCCATGTCACGCGACGAACCCATGGCAGAGCAGCACTGTCCATGACTTCCCGGGCGTATGGTGCTCGGCTTGTTTGCCATGGACCGGGTTCACTAGCGAACAACGGTTCCAAGACCCTGTAGTCATCGGCCCACTGACTGACAGTGATTCTACGAGGTGGTTGCCAGTTGCGCAGTATGTCGCGGTCATCTAGCAAGTGTGGAACGCTAGCCATTCGTCACCTCATCTTCTTCATGCGTGCGGCGCATACTGTTCGCGAACGCTCTGCACATGTCATCCACTTCTGCTTGCAGTTCTTCTGCGACGACATGACTCGGCACGTTCTCTAACCGACCTTGCATCTTCTGCACCATCGCATTCAAACGCTGCTTCACAGTCAGCACTGCTTTGGAAGCCAACTCTACGACTTCTTTACGACTGACCAGTTGCCTTGTCTTCTCACCGACCTTCAGTTTCAGTTCTGTAGCACGCAGAGTCGCATACTCTATTTCAGCTTGGCGTTGCTTCTCATCTTTCGCTGAACGTGCGTGGATGCGGTCGTGGTAACCACCATGGACGTTCTTGCGCCAGACATGATACTCCTTCGACCATGGAACGACATCTGGTTCGGTCGCTGGCATCGGGCAACCTTCAGCCGAGTGTTGACGCAACGTCTGTTCGTTGACTCCGACAATCGTCGCCAGTTCGGTGATCGACTTGGCATGCTGTGGTGGTCTAGGCAATGGAACCACCGAAACGCACTGATCCGTTCCATGCCATTAGGAGTCGTTCAACGGGACGAGCGGAGCCGGACTCGAAACCGTCATACGCATGCCGTCGAGGTAGAGCCACGATGCGCCCGGATTCGTTTACGGTGGTTGTTCCCGCTGTGGCGGGAACTAGGACACTAATCGCCTTAGGCCGCT